CGGCAAACGGTCAGCGCAGAACTACCATTCGCCGAGGAGCAAATGTCGCGGGAAATGGCAGACTCATTTCCTTCCGCAATCCGGATGAAGTTGGTTATCAGATAGATCTTTTTGAAGAGTATCTGCCGCAGGTCATCTTTACCGAGGCTGTCAACATTATCTCCCACAGTGATATCAAGCAGCTCGGCTGTCAGCTGTAAGATGAAGGTGCGACTGGCAGGTTTTGACACCTGCCGCCGCAATAAATAATAACACAGCCGAACTTCCGGCAGAACCGCAAAGCGGCAATCAAGACTGACGGAACTTCAAACCGTGGAGGGGTGCGGCATAACCGCACCTCATAATATACAACTGAATCTTTAAAAATCAAAGGAGCTTTTATGCGTAAAACATCTGAATGGGTCAGCCTCGGTCATCCCGATAAAGTCGCTGACTATATTTCCTGTTATTTGCTGGATAGATACCTGGACCGCGATCCCTACACACGCTTTGCCGTGGAGGTGCAGATAAAAGATAACTTTGTCACTCTTGGCGGCGAAGTGACCAGCAAAGCCAATTACTCCCCGGAGGACATTGCCGCCTTTGTCAGAACCGCAGTCAATCAGATCGGTTACACATCTGAATATCAGAAAAGGTGGGGCAAAGAGAACACGATCCGCGGCGATGACCTTATCATTACCCAGCACATCGGTCAACAGTCCCCGGACATTGCACAGGGCGTTGATAATTCCGGTTGGGGCGATCAAGGAATTTTTCATGGTATGGCGGTGAACACTCCCGAAACGGACTATATGCCTGCCGACTGGTATCTCGCCAAGAAAATCGGGCAGCACCTCTACGACATCCGCTATGCCGGACTGGACATCAAGACCCAAGTCACGATGTTGGACGGCAAGCCGGAAGAAATCATTGTTGCTATTCCGATGCAGATGAAGCACAGTACGCAGGATATTGCCAACGCCGTGCAGTGGTGTTGCGAAGGAAGTAAGGATTATAAGCTCACTGTCAATGGCACTGGCAGATTTGTAAAACACGGTCCCGTTGGTGACTGCGGCACGACCGGCAGAAAGTTGGCGGTAGATTTCTACGGCGGCAACTGCGTGATCGGCGGCGGCAGTCCCTGGACCAAGGACGGAACGAAGGCAGATTTGAGTTTGAATCTCCTTGCCAGAGCGAGGGCTGTTTCATATATTCAAGAGCATCCTGACTGCCCGGAAGTACACTGCGCTATTTCCTGCTGTATCGGTTCGCCGGAGATCCTTGTGGTTTTCACGGACAAAGCCGGAAAGGAGTTGCTCTCTTATCGGGAAAATGTCACTCCGGCAGAAGTCATCCGTGAATTCAACTTGCAGAAGCCCCGCTTTGCGGAAATGTGCAGGAAGGGACTCTTTGCATGATTGCCACATTCACTTGGGCGATCACAATAATCAGTCTCACAGGTACGATCCTTAATGTAAAAAAGAATGCCCTCTGCTTCTGGCTTTGGGCATTCGGCAATACCGCATGGTTGAGCTACGACCTCTGGCTCGGACTTTACAGTCGTGCCGCATTGGATGTGGTTCAACTGGCGTTTGCCATTTGGGGGATCGTTGCCTGGAAGAAAAAAAGCCCCTCGGCATGAGGGGCGTAAGGTCAAGGGCGGTCAGGCGTTGGCTTCAAAAGAGCCTTTGCGGTCCGCACTCTTTTTGAAGCGTGACGCTTCGCCCTTTTCCTTTATCTCGCGGAAAATTCCGCTGTAAAGGGTCTGCTCCGGCGTTTTGCCGGTGCTTACCCATCCCGTTTCTTTGGCCTTTGCCACCAGTTCCTTGCAGTTCAGGGCTTCGCCTGTGTCGGCGAGGATCTTGGCGGCGAGGTCAAGGAGCGAGACCTTCTTTTCTTTTTTTGCCGTGGCACATTCCGGTGCAGGGTTCGGAGTTTCGACCTCTGCTTCGGTGTTGACTCCGGCTTCGGCGTTGGTGGTGATGTTGTCTTCGGGCATAATTGCTTCCTCCATTTGATGATTATTGTTGATCTTTTCCAGCCGGGAGGTGTTGAACTCCCGTCCGCTGGAAACACTTTTTACTTTGTAATTTCCGTTTCCGCAATCTTCGATGATTTCCACTTCCACAAGATTGCGGCCGACCTTTGCGTTGGCGATTTCGCCAATAAAAAATTCACTCATTTGTAACCTCCAAGTTGTTGGTGTTGAATCTATTTCGCTTGCGCTGGACATACATAAGCGTTCCTGTGCAACTAAATCCAGTCAACTTCTCAAGATAAAGGCAAAATATATGGATAATTCCTTGAAACTCACCGCATTACCGATAGAAATGCTCGTGAGAATCCTCAAACAGGCAGGCTCCCGGCTGATTACCGAAGAGAGCATTGCCGAAGATATCGCATCCGGTGCGCCGCAGAATGAAGACGGCACAATAAATTTGATCGAGTACGCCGCTTGGCTCGTGAAAGGAGATGATACCGATGCCCCTGACTCCAACTAATATGCGCGTGGTGGATGTTGCCCGCTTGCTGAACTCAACCTCACAGGGATTTGTTCTGGCACAGGCTCGGCTTTACCGCCAGTTTAACCGGGTAGGCTTCCGCATTGCCGCAACAGAGAACACCCGGAACATCAACCTTATTAAATATATTGCATGGCTCTGCGATGAACGGCACACTCCGGCAGAAGAATTTGTCTCCACCGCCCGGAGTTATGAAGAACGCAAAGAAGCCGAGCGGCAACGGAACGCCGCACTCTCTGCGGCTGGACGAGATATCGCCCCTCTGCCGGAGGTAGTTAACCCGGAACGGAAAAAGGCGTGTGAACGGAACTTTCAGCTGTTTTGTGAAAGCTACTTTCCCGAAACTTATTCTCTGGGGTGGTCGCCTGATCACATCAAAGCTATTGAAAAAATCGAGACCGCCGTTCTGACCGGAGGACTCTTCGCCTTGGCGATGCCTCGCGGCAGTGGTAAATCGACCCTTGCGGAAACGGCTGCGATTTGGTCAATGCTTTACGGCCATCGGGAATTTGTCACCCTGATTGGAGCAACGGAGTCGGCCGCATTGGAAATGCTGGACTCGATCAAAACGGAACTGGAAGTCAACGAGAATCTCGCTGCTGACTTCCCGGAGGTCTGTTACCCCATTGAGCAGTTGGACGGCATCGCCAATAGATGTGCAGGACAGCATTGCAGCGGAGAGCGAACCCGCATCACCTGGACTTCCAATGAAATCGTATTGCCCACTATCAAAGACAGCAAGGCTTCCGGAATTATCGTCCGGGTAGCAGGAATAACCGGTCGAGTGCGAGGTATGAAATACAAGCGGTCAGACGGCAGAAGTGTGCGCCCGACACTTGTAATCATTGACGATCCGCAGACTTCAGAATCCGCAGGGAGTTTGGAGCAGACCCGGAAGCGTGTGCGTGTCCTTGCAGGAGACATCCTCGGTCTTGCCGGACCGGGACAGAAAATCTCCGGCATTATGCCGTGTACCATCATCCGCCCCGGAGATATGGCAGATATTATTTTGAACCGGAATACACACCCTGACTGGAACGGAGAAAAGACGAAGATGTTATATGAATTCCCGAAAAACATGAAACTTTGGGACGAATACGCCGAAATCCGTGCCGAAGCCCTGCGGACAGACGGCAACTTCCAAGCGGCAACAGATTTTTATCTGGCTCACCGGGAGGAAATGGATGAAGGGGCGGTGGTCAGCTGGGATGCCCGGTATAACCACGATGAAGTTTCCGCACTTCAACACGCTATGAATTTGAAGTTACAGGATGAAGCGGCATTTCAGGCAGAATATCAGAACGATCCGCTCCCGGAAGATTTGTCGGATGACACCTTACTTTCCGTGGATGAGATCTGCGGAAAAGTCAACGGTATCGCCCGGTATCGTGTTCCGCTTGCCTGTGACCGACTGACAATGTTTATCGACGTTCAGAAGGCTCTGCTCTTTTATACAGTGGTTGCATGGAGCGAAGATTTTACAGGAGCTATCATTGATTACGGCTCTTGGCCCGATCAACACCGCAGGCAGTTTTCTCTTGCCGATGCCAATCCCACCATTCAAAGCACATTCCCCAAGGCAGGCTTTGAGGGCGGTTTGTACGCCGCATTGACAAAACTTACCGATGAATATCTCGGCAGAGAATGGGAGCGCGAAGACGGAGCTGTCTTAAAAATTGAACGGGCTTTGGTGGATGCAAACTGGGGACAGAGTACAGATATTGTATATCAGTTCTGCCGTCAAAGTACACACGCCGGTATTATTATGCCGTCACATGGTCGGTATGTCGGCGCATCTTCCAAACCGATGACTGAGTACCGCAAACAACCGGGTGACCGGCTGGGCTTCAACTGGATGGTTCCCAATGTGGCAGGAAAACGGGCGATCCGTCACGTCATCTATGACACCAACTTCTGGAAGAGTTTCATCCATACCCGTCTGGCGGTGGAACTCGGCGACAAGAGCAATCTTTCTTTGTACGGCAGAATTCCCGGAGTGCATCAGCTCCTGGCAGAACATCTGACCGCCGAATACAAAGTCAAGACCCAAGGTCGCGGCAGAACAGTGGACGAATGGAAGCTCAAGCCTGACCGCACCGATAACCACTGGTTGGACTGTATCGCAGGATGTGCCGTCTGTGCCTCCATGCTCGGAGCAGCTCTCCCGGAAACTCTGCCGGTGAAAGCTGCTCGCAAACCAATGATCCGTCTTTCCGACCGCCGCATCGGGGAAAGACCGTCACCCCCCACCAGCGGCAAAATGAAACTTTCAGATATCAGAAGGAGCAAAAATGGCTGATAAAAAGGAATATCCCGAACATATCCGGCAGGCTGTTGACCTTATTGCCGCAATTCTGCGCAGAATCAAAGCAAGTCGACTGGATAAATCACCTGTATGATGCTTTATATATGGCACGGTCTGAATTAGTTACAACCTGAAACAGAGAGGTGGTTATGGTTATTGGAAAAGAAAATCCGGAGCATATTCGGCAAGCAACAGATCTTATTTCAGCAATTTTAAGGCGAATCAAAGAGAAGTCTTGCCAAAAGTTACAAGGATGAATTCCGCAACAACAACTTTTAGAGAGGAAATATGGAAAAAAAAGAAATTTTAGAACGGCAAATTACAGCATTGGAAAATTGTAATGTTGCTGCTCTCAAAGAAAAGTTTTCAGAACTTTTTGGTTTTGAGTGCGGTGCAACCAATGCAAAGAATTTGAGAAATCGTATTGCATATAAATTACAGGAGATTTATTTTGGTGGTTTATCAGACGAAGATAAAGCGTTGCTGACAGAAATTGCCAATAATGATCCGGCATCAAACTTGCAATTTTCAAATGTTGCTCCACGACCGCTTGCCAGAGGTACTCGGCTTTGCAGGGATTGGAAAGGCAAAACATATGAGGTCATTGTTCATCCCAATAATAAATTCGAATTTGAGGGTGAAATGTACCGTTCCCTTTCTGCAATTGCCGATAAGATCACAGGAACTCACTGGAACGGTAAAAAATTCTTTGGGGTGAAATAATGCCGGAAGTTGTAAAAAAACGATGTGCAATTTATTGCAGGAAGAGCGTCATGCAGGAAGATTCAGATGTTGAATTTTCAAGTCTTGATGCTCAAAGAGAAGCCGGAGAAGCATTTATTTTAAGTCAGAAATCCAACGGATGGGTGTGCTTGCCAGAGCATTACGATGACGGAGGATACACTGGGGGAAATACCAACCGCCCTGCGTTACAACGACTGCTCAGTGATTGCGAAGCCGGATTGGTTGATATTATTGTTGTTTATAAGATCGACCGTCTTTCACGATCAATTTGCGATTTTGCCGATCTTTCAAAGAAATTTGATGAGTGGGGGGTTCAGTTTGTCGCAGTGACCCAGGAAATCAATACAGCGACACCTTCCGGGCGAATGATGCTGAATATTTTGATCACTTTCAGCCAGTTTGAGCGCGAAATTATTGCTCAAAGGGTACAGGATAAAATGGAAGCCAGTCGCAAAAAAGGTATGTTCGTGGGCGGGACTGTTCCGTTTGGCTATGTTGTTGTAAATAAGAAACTTATAATAAAAGAGGAAGAGGCAAAAATTGTCCGATCAGTATTCCAGCGTTTTATTGAAGTTCAATCGCCCAAACTGATAGCAAGCGAACTTAATCAAGCCGGACATCGTACCAAGGCAGGTAATCCATGGCAGCGTGATCATATTTACCGGATGCTCAACAATCATACATATATTGGAGAGGTAAAATACAAAGATGCGATTTGCAAAGGCGAGCAACAGGCAATTGTTACCCGCGAAGTATGGAATCGAGTTCAGGAAATCTTAAAAGAGAATGACCGGAACAAAGAAACCAAAGACCGGCAAGGAATTGTTGCCCCTTTGAAAAATGTTCTGAAATGTGGTCACTGTGGTGGAGCAATGATGCCGACATACACATCCCGTGGCAGTCAAAGATACTTTTATTATTTGTGTTGCAAGGATGCCAAACGGGGCATTGCAGAATGTCCCGTTCATCAAATACCGGCAGAGGATGTTGAGCGGATCGTAAAGCGACAGTTGCAGAAAATGCTTGGAGATCTGTCTTTGACTTTGCAATTCGCAGAAAAATCCGGA